CGGGTGTCGTTTAGTATATCTGCCATAATTAAATTATAGGTTGTCTCTCCGTGAATAAAAAGCAGTAACTTGAGTAATAGTTCTAATGCAGGTTAGTTCTATTTGAAGTCTAACAACAGTCTTAGTAATTCCAATGCTGATATCGAGTAAATAAATTACTATTAACAATTAACGTATTTTATCATATAATGGCTACCTTAGGAGAGAGACCTTACCTCTAGGTAAAAAACATAAATTCATTAATAGGGCTAGTAGCTTAATGTCGAAAACTCTTATTTAATTTATACATAAAATCACATGAATAGAAATGAATTAATAAAAGAAGTAAGCAAATATTTCAAAGTTTAGGAATTAGTATGTCCGCATTGCTATAATAAATTTGGTGAAACTTCTTGGTAGTTTATAAGTACCGAAATACTTAGTACTTTGTATGTATTACGTACTAAAATATTTAATAAGCCTATTACTGTTAATACTTGGAAAGCTGGTGGTTAGTTCTCACAAAGAGGTTTACGTTGCAATATGTGTCAATTAGTAAAGAATAAAAATAGCATTTACTTATCTGCACATTGTTTAGGTAAAGCTATTGACTTTAATGTAAAGGATTTAGATAGTAAAACAGTAAATGATATAGTAAGATAGAATGCTGATTTATTTGAATATCCTATCAGATTAGAAGCTAACACCGATGGATGGACCCATTGTGATTGCTACGTTCCTTATAATTCTAAGGAAAAAATAGTAATTTTTACAGCATAAAACTACGACCATATAGATACATTGACGTTATACATTTATATGTAAAACAAATTGTATATGGAAGAAATTTGGAAAGACGTAAAAGGATTTGAAGGTTTATATATAGTTAGTAACTTAGGAAGAGTTAAAAATGTTCCACATTATGTTACTAGAAAGTATTACAGACCTTCCACTGGAGATAATATTGAAGATAAATTGTATATAAAAGAAGTATTGTTAAATCCTAAAAAGAAATACTATCATAAAGATAGAGGATTGTGCAACTATTTCTATTATGGAGTAAGTCTTCGTAAAGATGGTAAGTATTACAATAAATCAATACATCGTTTAGTAGCAGAAGCTTTCTTATCTAATCCTAACAATCTACCTTGTGTAAACCACAAAGATGAGAATAAGTTAAATAATTGTGTAGATAATTTAGAATGGTGTACTTATCAACACAATAATGTTTGGAAAAACAGATTAGCTAAAAGTTTAGAAACGTTTAATGCAAATCCTAAAAATAGAAGGAAAGTGTATCAATATACAAAAGATGGAGTGTTCGTTAAAGAATATGAATCTGTAAAAGAAGCTACTAAAGAAATGGGTTTAAAGCACAGCAGTGGAATATATCTTAGCTGCAATAGTAATAATTGCTACGCAAGAGGCTTTAAATGGTCTTTTAATTCTCCTTCCTTATAAATGTATCACTTAATAAAGAAAATGGCTTAAAACGCCTTAAAATGCGTTATGGAAAAAGAAACTATATTATATAATATATTATATGTGGATAATAGAGCTAGAAACATTATTCCTGAAGTAATAGATGCTTGGAATCTTACCCCACATAGATTTATTAAATCTGGTGAAACTGTTTCACTAGATGTTCATAGTAATATGTACAATATTCAAGGATTTAGTTCTGCACAGTATGTACATATAAATGTCAAATAGGATAGAATAGACATTACTCTAGATCCTAATGACACAGATGCTACTAGATAGGCACGTATATCACTTAATATAAGTGACTCTACTGGTACTCATAAATTATTACAATTTGTAATACATTAGAATTAATAATTAAAATATACGTATATGACAAGAATAACAAGAAGCTATATAGCTCCAAATCCTAAAGAATTTGATTACTGGGTTGACTTAACAGCAGATCCAAAAGGTAATGTAATTAAATATTACGCCGGAGGTAGTAAATGGTTACCTTTAAACGATGATACAGATAATGATCAGAGTGCTAGAATTGAGGCACTTGAATCAGGTAAAGTAGATAAGGTAGAAGGAAAAGAACTATCCAGTAATGACTTTACTGATGCATATAAAACTAAACTGGATGGTATTGCTGCACAAGCAAATAAATATGTTTTACCAACAGCTACAGCTGAAATTATTGGTGGAGTAAAGGTAGGAGCAAATATTTCTTATAGTAATGGTACAATTAGTCTTAGTAAAGCTAATGTTACTAGTGCATTAGGATATACACCTCCTACAGCAGATACTAAAGTGACTATAAATAATACTTTAACAAGTACTAGTACTACAGAAGCTTTAGCTGCTGCACAAGGTAAAGCTTTAAAAGATTTAATTGACGCTTTAACTGCAAGAGTTGCTGCATTAGAAGCACCAGCAGCTTAATAAATAAGTATACATATGGTACAAAATAGAATAATATTTTTTGCAACATCTGTTCAACCTAATCCGGAAGAAATAGACTATTGGGTTGACCTATCTGATAATCCTTATGGTGGTAGCATTAAATATTTCAATGGAACCAAATGGGTAAGGCTAGCTGCCTCTGGTGGTACACCTGACCTTAGCAACTACTATACTAAAACATAGGTAAACAAATTGCTTAATGATAAAGCAAACATTAGTGATGTAGATAGTAAAGTAGATGATGAAGAAGTAAAAGATGTAATAAAGGATATACAATTTAATACTTCAAATCCTAATGGCATTACTATGGTAATGTTTAAGTATGATGGAAGTAATGATTCTATATCTTTACCTATAGCATCTACTGGATCAGCTGGTATTGTCACATCTAAAGACTTCTTAGACTTTGTTAAACAACATCAGTTATAGGAACTTCATACTGAGATGATTGATACCTTTGCTGATATACGTGCAAAGTATTAGAAGAAACTCATTGCAGGTTTGAACATTGAAATTGATCAAGAAACTAATGTAATTAGTGCATCTGGTGATCTAGCTGTACAATGGGATAATATTACTAACAAACCAGATTTTAAACCAGTAGCTACATCTGGTGATTATAATGACTTAATTAATAAGTTAAAGCCGGGTAAAGATGTTAGTATTAGTGAAGATAATACGATTAGTATTGCTATTGATTCAGATTCATTGGAACAGTCTTTAGCTACTTTACAAAGTAATATAGATAAAGAAGCTGCTACTGCTCGTGCTGCTGAAACTAAATTAGGCAATGATATAGCTACTGAGAAGAATAGAGCTCAATCTGCTGAATAGACTATTAGTACTAATTTACAGAATGAAATTAATAGATCTACTCAAGTAGATACTCAACATACTAATGCTATAAACAAAGAAGTACAAGATAGAAAAGAAGCTATTGCTACAGAAGTTAGTGATAGAAACGCAGCTATCTTAGTAGAAACTAATAGAGCTAAGGCTAAAGAAGAAGAGTTAGACAATAAGATTACCAATCATACTGCTGCAACTAATGCAGCATTAGCATTAAAAGCAGACAAGTCTGATACTTATACTAAGGCACAAGTAGATGCTAAATTATCTGGTGCTTATAAAGTAAAAGGATCTAGTACATTTGAAGCTCTACCTAAAGACAACAATGTAGTTGGTGATGTATATAATATTACTAATGCATTTAACTTAGGTGGTAAACATTATGATGCTGGTACTAATGTAGTATGGACTGAAGATGGTTGGGATGCTTTATCAGGTTCATTTGATACTACAGCTATTGAAGGTAGTATTCAAGAAGTAGCTGATGGCTTAGCTCAAGAGATACTTGATAGAACTCAAGCTGATACTACTATTAATAACAATGTATCTTCATTATCTAATAGAGTAAAAGTAAATGAAGATAAACTTACTATTATTAATGGTAATGAATCTACTACTGGTTCTATAGCTAATGCTATTAAACAGGCTAAGTCATATACAGATACAACTGTAACAGCTGAATAGACTAGAGCAGAGAAAGCAGAATAGAAACTAACTAGTGATTTAGCTAGTGAAGTAACTAGAGCTAAAGGTGCTGAATCAGCTAATGCTACAGCTATAGCAAATGAAGTAGAAAGAGCTACTGGTGTAGAAGAGACATTGAATAGTAATATTACTCAACTGTAGACTCAAAAAGTAGATAAAGTTGAAGGTAAAGGTCTTAGTACTAATGATTATACTACTCCTGAAAAGAATAAACTAGCTGCTATTGAAGCTGAAGCTAATAAGTATGTATTACCTGCTGCTACTACTACTACGCTTGGTGGTATAATTGTAGGAGATAGATTATCTATTGATGATACTGGTAAATTAGTAGCTACTTATACTTATACTTTACCAACAGCATCTAGTAGTGCATTAGGTGGTGTTAAGATAGGTAGTAATATAACATTAGCAAATGGTGGTACTATTAGTATAACTAAAGCTAATGTAACTAGTGCATTAGGTGTAGATCCTACTACTACTTATGTGAAGAAAGCTGGTGATACTATGACAGGAGCTTTAACAAACAGTTCTACTATTAGTGGTAGTAAATTGATATCTACTGTATCTACTGGAACTGCACCTATACAAGTAGAATCTACTACTCTGTGTACCAATCTGAATGCAGATATGGTAGATGGTTACGATGTAGCTGAAGGCGATAAAACAGGTATTTATTATACTAAGTTTTATGGAGTAGGTGCTAATAACACAGATTGGCTGAGATTAGCTACTTTACCACTAGTATCACAAAATACTACTTCTGCTAAATATGTTATTTTTGAAATAGTAGGAGGTGGAAATTTTGGTTCTAATCAATACAATTATTCTACACTAGTAGCTAGTACTAGAGATAAAGAATCTGTTAAATTAGTTAAGTAGCAAAGTAATACGTAGCTTAGTGGAGATGCAGTAATAGCTGGATATGTAGTCACTTCTACAAATGTAGAAATTTGGTTAGGTTTTACTGGAACATATAGATCGTCTATTTCTATTACTTGTAAGAATAAACAATCAGCTAACGATGTATTAACTAGTAGTTTTGTTACTACTAAACCAGATAATTTTGTGTTAGGAGAAATTGTTACATTAGATGCTCCAGATTGGTACGGTGTATCTTGGTCAGAGACATCATCTAATCCAGATTGTACCCGTATTGGTAATATGGATATGCATAGATCATTGCCTATATAGAGTATGATGAAACCATTTGCTTTTAATTGTGGTCAACCTCATTTTAAAGATTAGTATGTTCCTGTAAAAGAGAATTTTACAAGCGGCTAGTATTCTCATAATGTAAACGATTCGTTATCTCAAGCAACTAATGACGTAAATATAATGATAAAAATACCAGAATTTTGGTATACTGATGACTATAATTTTAATACAAAAACACATAATTTAAAAATATGCCAGCACGCTAAATCTGGATGGAATCATCATAAAGAAGCATATGTTAGCGCATATGAATTATATAATTTAAACGGTAGAGCGATAAGTAAAAGAGAAAATATTCCCACTGTTAACTTTACTAGAGATAATGGTAGAACTTGGGCT